ATGCTAATTCACCATATGTAATGGTGCCTGGTGCGGTTGATCCAGTACTCCTTTTGATGAGTATATTTGATGCCATCAGAAGCTACCCCCGTTGATAGTGATGTTATTGAGAACGTTTGTTGGAACAAATTTTGTGTTGGCTTGGTCGTAAACCAGAACTGCGCCATCCGCAATTCCACCTTGAGATACGTCTGTGAGATCAACATCAGACATACCACCAATAGTACCACCGCCACCACCTGTGGCTACTCGTGTTACTCTTGGTACTGATTGATCTCCAAATCTGAGTCTTGCCATTAGACGGTTACCCCCTCAAGTACGCTTACAGAACCTTCCAGAACTCTGGATTTTATACCAGAAGTTGCGGTAATAACGACATCATATACATACCTACCGTACTTCATTGCGGCAGTTTGTCCATTTGTGAGAGATAATTGAATCTGCCCACTAGTTGCGGGAGATAGAATTGCAGCAGTTACAGTAGTGGACGTACTACTTGTGTAATGCTTCTTTATTTTACAAGCCACTGTATACCCAGTTAGGTTAAATACCGTCCCATTATCATTCTCGATAGTGAAATCGATAATGAAATCAGAACCTTGATAAATCAGTAGATTGGATACAGCAGAAGCCATTCTCTAAAAGAATCCTAATTATTATTTAGCTTAAATCTATTTATCTGCTTTCTGGACTAAGTTTTTTACAATCTCCTTGAGTTCTGCTACTTCACTCTTTAAAGTTTCCATTTCTCTACTTTTATTCCTTGCATCAGCACGAGCTTTCTTATATGCATCATATCCACTATCATCAGTATTCAAAATAGCATTAGAATAAGAATCCCTGCCGAGGGTTGTGTGACCTTCAACAGGGATTAGTTCAAGTTCTTCAATCATTTATGCAAGAGCAATCGCTCTGAAATCCTTAACTCTAGGTATGTATGGCTGTTCGTAAGCAAGAAGACTGATCTTCACTTGGAAACCATCAAACTCAGCAGCATCATCTACAGTGTACTCATAATCAGTAAACGTAGTTAAATCATTTTGTGGAACTAACTGACCGCTATCTGGTATACCAGTGGTGTTAAAGAACTCGAAATTGAGATCATCAACATTACCTGAATAACCAACAGGGATCAATTTATACATAAGTCTAATCTCAGATTGTGTCCAAGTATTAGCAGCAAGCATAACCTTAAGTCCACTAGCACTCTTATTCATTCTTGCAACTTTAGTGATGTAATTAGCAGCACATTCTCCACCAATACCTGCAGTAGGTACAATATTATTAATAATATTAGCAGATGTTAATGTAGCAATAGCAGTTATATCAACAACAGGAGATAAGTGAGTTACGTCTGTTTCAAAATCTAACTCCATAGTAAAGGATTTAACATTACTCATCCTATTAACTTCATTAAGTTGGTTAGCAATAACCTTAGTTGCAGGGAAGTAATTCTCATCATTGATTGTTACATCTGACCATGCAGTATCTTTAACGAATGAAGTCTCTAGTCCAGCATTAGATCCATCGGAATCAGGACCACATGAGGTAGCTTGAGTACCTTTAACTCTACTAATAATACTACACTGTGGTTGTGTCTGATTATTAACTAATGGTGTTATAACATCCCATGCAACATTCTGAGAGGCACTCATTGTTGTACCACCACCAGCCATGGTTGTTAATGCTTTCTTACCAGTAATCTTTACTTTATAACTATGTGGACTATTAAGTGTCACAATAGATGTATGAGTCTTGTTGATATCTGTCAATGGGATACCATTAAGATTGTAACATTGTACAACTGCACCAGCTGCATGTGCTTTACCAGTTGCAGATCCACCAGAACCAGTATGATTCCTAGGTGAAGTTGTAATAAACTGTACTGTATTAGTACTAATTGCTTTGTATGCAATAATTTCATCACCACTACCATCTGCTTCAGCACCTAAGATCCTAATAAATCCTGGATACGTATCACTTACTGAATTACCACTTGGGTTTCCAGAAGTTCCATACATTGTGGTGTGGAACAATGATGCATCTGTTAATGTTGCTGAAGTTCCAGAAGCAGTAATTTGAGATGCAAGAGTTGTCTCTGGTACCTCAGAAACTACTCCACTGAGTTCTAGATAGTTAAGAGTTGATTGCATACCATGGTTACCATGGAATACTCGGATCTCATCATCCTGTGCAGTAAACTGTAATGCATTAGGTAGAAGACCTAAGTAACCACCATTAGCCTCACCAAGTTGAGCGTTCTCTAGTACAAGTTTACTATTGGCTGCTGTAGATGGTTTTGTAAATTCTGCTCTATAGATCTTGAACATCAAGTCTTCATATTGAGAAGGTGTCCAAGTAGATGCGTTCTGTGACTTGAATAGTACACCGATATATGGCTGTTCAGATATCTTCTCACCAGCATGTGCAGCATCAATAGCATCCTTACCAAGGATAGAGATGAATACCTTATACTGATTAGAATCTGAAGTCAATACAACAGCATGTTCTTTTCTGAATGGAAGATATACTGGAGATTCAAATGTGAATGTAGTAGGTTTAGAAGCATCTGTAGATGTGAATACATCAGCAGGTTTCTTAATTACTTTGGAGAATGGTACAATAATCTGAGTTGGATTACCATTAACCACTGTTCTAACATCAAGTGATACTGGAATCTCATCATCTTTAGTATTAAAGAATATATCAATCTTAGTTAAGAATACACCACCTTCAAGAGCAGCATCTTCAATCAAGAATGTTTGTGCAAGTGGGTCACAGTGTCTAGTCTCTGAACTAGTTGTACTACTCGAACTAGTTAAAGTTCTAGCATCACTCATCTCTTCTGTAGTGACCTTAGCGTTCCTTACAGAAACAACATCTTCTTGAGTAGTCTGATGAATACCTGATGATGAGAATTCTGCTTCAGCATTAGAATCTGAGAACCCAATTACTTTACTATCAGTTGAATCATCAGTAATTCTGAATAGTTTAGTACCAGTCTTAAATGTGAGATTACCTGCTTTATTAGGAGCATCTATAAAGAATGAAGCACTAAAGCTACCTGATTTATCACTAACTAAATCCTTATTTGATACTTTAGCAACAGCACCTGAAGTCTCTCCTATAATATAATCATTGATTTTAGGAGATCCATAGTAACTACCCTTTGCTTGATCTGCAAGAGCATGAGTATCAATATTAATAAATGCTAAGTTTGAAGTATAATCAGAAGTAGAACTAATATCTGTACCGTCTAATGGGTTAATAGAATACTGTTCATTTGGTGCAGAAACTCTAGCTTTAAATCTAAATGCATTCTGACCCTTCTGAGTACTAGCATTTCCTTTCTTAACATAGACAGTTTCACCGATTTGGAAAGGAATACTGTTTGTTGTAGAATCAGTATTAGGATCTTTCACAAGTCCCATTATCTTAGGTGTAATTAGTTTCTTAGGAAGTGCAATACCATCAAAGAACGCAAAGAACTTAGTTCTTGGTTTTAGTTTTTGACAAGCAAACTCAATATTCCTAGAACGCATGAACTGAACATGATCAACTGATACAACCTTGTCGCCAAGAGATGTAGTCTCCAACACTGGAGTTATCTTATATCTAATACCACTTCTAGTTTGATTAGTAGTCTTAGTAGTTGTAGTAGTTGTAGTTCTGGACTGCTTCTTCTTAGCACTATGCCTCCAAGCACCAACTTTCGTACTTATACTTGTACCTGTCCAAGTGGTTTTCCATGAATTCCATTGAATAGGAGTATATCCATTCTGATCAGCATTATATTGTCTAACAGTTGTTAAGAAATTACCTTCAACAATAGTTTCCTTAACTCCTGCTAATTTAGTAGTATCTACCCAATTATCTTTCTCTGGATATAATGAAATATCTCCAACATATGTGAATACGTTGAATGGGTTTACATTCTCAACTCCAGATGCAAATGGTTGATCAAGTAAAACAGTATCATCATATGGTAATGTTACTAGATCACCAGTTGTTCTTACATTGGTAGATGATGTTGAATAAACAAGAGGTAAAGTAGTTGTATAGTGAGAAGGTCTTAACTGTCCTTCTTCAAAGTCAAGTGATACCCTATAATCTGGATGTAATGTGTCACTTGTAGAAAGACTTGAGAAATTATCTACGATAAATCCATTCTTAAATCTACTAAGACCACTAGTATCTCTAATCTCCATACTTGCAGTTTCACCTTCAAGCAATGAAAGTTGAGTGTAATATTCTAGGGTCTTGATTCTATCTTCAAGTACCTGAATATCTTTGAAAGTATATCTCTTATAATTTGTTTCTTTAATATCAATATCTTTATCAACATCAAAGACATACGCTTTATATGTCAATGTTGCTAATAACATTGCATCTTCAACATCCTCTGGTTCAACTGGAGTAGCTCCAGGTGATCCTTTTACAACCTGAACAACGTTGTCTTTATTCATAAAGACTTTATCAATCCTTGGAAGATAATATTGTAAACTTAGAATAGTAGTATCTCCTATTCCAGGAACTCCAATTACATTACCAGTGAAGGCTCTTGATTCATAATCAAAGAATTCTGTTCCATTCAGTGTCCATGGAGAAGCAACAGAACCAGAACCAGCAAGCTTCTCAGCAACTTGTGGTCTGAAATCTATAGTATCTCTCAATGGTTGCTCATCATAAGTTGGAATTATCTTATAATCAGTATCAGCATATGAATCTACTGTATATGGATTGACACCAGCAGTAGTTAAGAAACGGTCAAATATAACTAAGCACTGATGTGTAGGTGCAGCATAATTTGCCTTTCTAACAAGACTTGAATAATCATAGAACTGATCTCTCTGACCATTATCTAAATCAAAACTATCAGTTATATCTTTTGCACCAGTAACTATCTGCCCTGTGACAATTTTGAAAGTGGCAGAAGGTGCTGTTATAGTCTCTGCATCTGTAAATTTATCGTCATCTACTGGAATAAAGTATACTTTATTGTTTGTACTGTCGTATGAAACGACTCTTGCCCTAGAACCAGAGTCATCACCTGTGATAACATCATCTACAGCTATAGTTCCAACTAAGTTGGTAAACTGTAGGTTGGGTACCATCTCATTGATAGTAGCTGTTGCATTTGTAGATTCATAGATTGCTTTAATCTTGAATACATCACTACATCCCAAAGATATCCTAGCATCATCTACTCTATATCCATATCCATCATTCTCAGCATTCTCTTGAGTTAATCCATTGACACCTGCAACTACACTCTTATCGAGTTTCAGGATCTTCATCCTTTCAGTCGTTTTAGCTTTAGCAGATCTATCAGAAGCATATACTGTAGCAACTACATCAATAGTTTGTCCATTAGTAAGACCAGTTACTGTGACAGTCTGTACATTAGCTGATGTACCACTAAATCCAGGTGCTTGGAAGATATCACCTTCATTAGTACCACCAGTAACAGACATAATGAAGTCATCATTATCTGCAGCATTCTTGAATACAAGTCCAGCACCAGCATTGAATGCATGGGTTGTTCCTGATACTGTACCACTAATAGTCTTTCTAAAGTATCCAGCTGGATTAACAGTATTATCCTTATTAGTATTCTTTACTGCTTCAAACCCAAGTGGAGTAATAAGCTTATTCTTTTGTGCTTCCTTAATCTCAGCACGAGATCTAATTATAGAACTAGTAATAGATCCTGTAGCCATTGCAGCTGCACCAGAACCACCAGCCTTAATAACATCCATTACATAGGCACTAGTAATACTAGTAACCTTAACCTTCTGTGCAACACTATTGTTGGAGAATTCAATGATGTCTCCTACTTTTAGTTGACTTTGGAAATTAGAAAGTTGTGCTGTAATTGTAGCAGTCTGTGTAGCACCACTACTTCCAAGGTTTGAAATAATAGCAGCAGATCCAGGAAGTGCAACTCTTACATCTAATTGTGCATCAGCACAACCATTAGTACCATACTTATATGATTTTACATCACGGAAATCGTAAGTTGTGACAGCAGCAGCATTATTATCTAACTGCCCTAATTGAGTTCCACTATTTGCTTTGTTTAGGTCTAAATACTCATTCTGAGTAAAAGTACCTACTACATCGATAAGATATCCTATCTGAGCTGCAGAACCACCATTAGCATCAATTGCTACGTATCCAGTAGCACCAGAAGTTCTACCTACAACGAAATCACCAATATGCCAATTTACACCACCCTGACAATCTAATCTAGTGTAGAATTTTGTATCTAATATATTAGCTCTATAAACTGTAGTGGCACTATTAACAGTACCTGATTCATAAGCAGCATTAAGTACTCTAGTCTTACCAATAGTATTACCAGCAGGAGTACCTGGTGTAGTTATTATTTCATCTCTAAGTTCAATACTTTCATATATTTGTGGCAATTCATAAGTCTTAGATAAGAAAACATAGTTACCAATATCAGTTGTAATAGACTGATTATCCGCACCTGTAAATGTTCTTGGCTTAGCTACATCCTTATATGTTGTAGATAATCTCTCTGTTCTATAACCAGAAACATATGCAGATCCACCAGATAATTGGACAGCTATATTATCTTCAGTTGGGGTATTACCATCTCCTGTAGTAGCAGTTGATGGATATACACCATTATTGAAACCATCATCAAGGTTTTCTCTTGTATCTATATCAAACTTCTTAACGTAATAGTTTCCAGATTCTTCTTTAGTTCTTGTTGCAAGAACATCATTAATAAATCCTAAATCACTACGTTCTACTTTCTTTTGAATCTTACCAGTATTGGTTCTAAGAAGTTCAATAAAGTCAGCAGAGTTAGGATCTGTTAATGCTTTCTTTACGAGTGTTAGATTGACTTTAAATCTATCTGCACCTGGTGCTGAGAAGTTTGTGCTACCTATAGCATTATCATAGAGGGAAGCATCCTCATCAGCAGTTATAATTTTCTCTTCTACTTTTAAACCTACTTTATATGATGGATCAGTACCATACTGGTCCAAAATAAGTGTTTGTTCATTTACAGGAACAAAATATCCTCTAACATAGTAAACACCTGTACCAACATTAGCAGTAGAACCCTTAGAGTTTGCACCAGAATTTAACAGCTGTGCAAGAGGAGTTCCAGATGAAATGGTTGTAGACGCATATGTTATATCACTCTCACAAGTAAGAGTCTCGCCATCTGTAAATGTACTTGTAGTATTATCGTTTGCTTTTTGTAAATAATTTATATAAAAGGTTATCTGATTTTTAGTAGAGGTAGCAGCACTAATTGAGAATAGGACACGACCACGAACACCAGAGGTAGATCCCTTAACAACTAATCCATCAAGAGAAGCACGATATAGTTCTACATCTAAATTTAGATAAGCGTTATTGATTACAACACATGCAACATCATTATTCAGAGTAATACCACCAGGAATTACTTGAGCACCTTCTTTGTAAACACCTTGACCGAAAGAATCGATCTGGTTTTGCATTAAACTCTGGAGAGTTGTTAGCTCCCTTGCCTGTACAGGATATCCAGGTTTAAATAGGACTTTTAAAAAGCCCTTACTCGAATCAAAGTCGTCGTAGTAAGGAGCAATATTCAGGTTCGTGTTCTGTGCCATTTAGAATTCTATGACTACTTTGATTTCTTCATTTTGATCAGCCGATCTAGTAATCGGATTCCTATTGTCTATGTAGAGCATTTCTCCAGATCCAAGTTCAATTTCTTGGGTCGCATAACCAGTAACAAATGATAATCCCAATTCATACACAGAAACACCAATGGTGATTTGAGTAACTGGAACCGCAGATGTACCTATAGTTGCATCAGGAGTTGCTGTATAAGCATTTTGTGATGATGTAATTTGATTTGCCCCAGAGAACGCAATTACGTTTCCGTTGACAGTACCATCAGTTGAATCCTGATAGTATTTCAATACTTTAGTTGTAGAATCATAAGAAACTACAAATCCCTTTGCACCTGTAGATGCTTGAGTTATTGTTTCCCCAGGAGCGAAGTTTCCAGAAGGACTACCAGTACTAGACTGGGGGAAGATCATTGCTTTAGCAGCAGATCTAGTATTCTGACTACAAACAGTTGAAGTATTGTAATCATATGGATTTAAGACAAGTCCAACTCGTCTATATGTCAAATCATTAGGGAAATCAATAAATGCACTAGAAGTTTCTAACTTACTAGTAAACATAAGGCGATAAGCACCTAACTCTCTAACAACATTCTTTCCATGTCCACCAGAAGGAGGAATAACAACATCAAGAGATGCTCCGCTACCATTTCCAACGTTAGGAATTAAAGCAACATCGATTGATGCAAAAGTATATCCAGAACCAGCAGTAGTAATAGTAACAGATTCGACTGAACCAGAAGTTATCTTTACAGTTGCCTTTGCTTGGGTTCCACCATTAATTTCCCAATCACCACGGAGAGGGACATCAGTATACTCTTTGTTATTATAACCAGTTCCAGCATTCTCAATAACTACACTATCAACAGCACCATCTCCAGCAGCGGCTTGGACTAAGGTGTTTGTCAATACAGGAATAAATTCTGAGGTAACAAACTTAAGAATGTTATCAGCATCAATGGTGTACATGTACTTCCAACGATAGGAGTACACACCAGGACTGTCACCAGTCTCAATGATTGTAGTTGATGTACCAGTTGGTTCTACCAATGAGGGTCTTCCTCTAGGGTAGGTTGGATCCTGACCATTGTACAAACACTTGTACACATTAAAGTCAGAGTTCATTACATAAAAATTACTGTCATAAAGCCTAGTGGCTCCATTGGCAGTAGTTTTGGAAGGTGCATAGTCAGGCTTGTACATTGAATATGTACGTCCTACTCCACCTGTTGTTTGAGTGGGATCAACCCAGTCAACTCTTGGTACTACTAAAGCAGTATCCGAGATATCTACACGCTTAAAGGCAACGGAATCAGCATATGATCCTGTTTGGTACTCAAAACTATCGATAGGTTCACCTGCAGGTGGTACATCTGTACTACCCCAAGTCTTCGCCCTACCGACGAACATAAACACCTTATTCTGGGTTAACAAAGTATCCCTGAAGCTTTCTGCGGCGTAAATTCTAAATTTGTCAGTAACTAATGCCATGCCATTGAGCTTTTGTTGTTATTTATAATGATCTCAGGCGAACTTGTGGAAGCAGTGAGACGTTTCCGCTAGTAGTGCGCGAGAATGGATATTCAACTGTGAATGTATTTGAGGTTGCAACGGTAATATTATAAGATCCGTCAAAACCTGTTCCACTAGTATGATCTAAGTATATGCTCATACCTGTCACTAGGTTATGTGCAGTACCTGTATTTACCGTACATACTGTACCTGAAGAACTGTATGTTCCTGTTTGTATAGTTATAGCAGAAGCTGTAGTTCCACCATATCCTCTACCACCTGTTGCAACCGTAAGAGTATTAGCAACCGTGTTCTTAGCACCATATAGAATTCTCTCTACAGTCCATAGAGTTCCATTCCAATAAGGAATTAAAATTTCACCCTCATCAGGGAAACCTATATTCTGACTGGTATTGAAGTATATATTCTTACAAGTCAGAGTTGTATCTACAGCAGAGATACTAGAAGCCAAATATGTTGTTCCAAGTGCGGTAGTATTTGAAACAATTCTGTTTCTTGACTTTCTCTCTACATGTACGGGATGCACAGCAAACACAGTTGGAGCAGTTAGGTATCCAGCACCACCTTTTATGTTAGTGACAGATAAAACTTTACCACTTCCTGATTCAATAGTGGTTTCTGCCATAGCACCTGTTCCACTACCTCCTTGGAAATAAAGTATTGGTGGAACTTCATAATTACTACCTTGATCCAAAATACTAACGGTATCAACACTTCCATTACTAATGGTACATTCAAAGGTAGCTACACTTGGTCTAAGTCCAGTATATTCATAAGTATCAATTGAAGTTGCACTTGATACTGTTGCAAGTAAACGATCTTGCCCTTCACTCACAACCATAACTCTATCATTAGGATCAAGAGAGTTGAAAGTATTAGAAGTAAATACATCTTCTGCAGATCCAGTATAGATGTATAGATCACATGTTGATCCTGCTCTTGGAGCTTCAAAGAATTCAATAATCGATCCATTCAAGGCATATGCAACTCCAGGTTCCTGGAATACACCATTAAGGAAGATCATTAAGTTATTGGAAGCTTCAACAGCAGTGTTATCACTCTGTAAGGAGAATGGTTCATTCTGCAACTTCATAGTGAAGGTCTTCTTAGCATTATCAAAGAAAGGTGCAAGTGTATCAAGGATTGTCAATTTACCAAAGTAGAAACCGTAGAAGTCCATTCCACTGGTAGGTGCTTCAGTGAAAGTTATTTCACTTCCAGTATATGTGTATGCAGCAGTACTACCCTTAACCTGTAGAATACTATTCAAGAATATTAGGAAGTTATCAGATGCAGGTAATGCATAGTTACTACCAGCAACTTTAGCATTAAATATCTTATCAGTTCCATCAAATGCTACTGTACCAACCTCAACTTGGAATTCAGGTGATTCAGAAGCAGTTCTAGTAATTCCAGTCAAATTACCTGCTCCACCAGAAGTGGTTCCAACCGCTTGAGTAACAATTGCAGTTAAAGTAGTAATTGCAGATGCAACGTCAGTACAATCATTAGTATCATAAGTTGTATTACCACTATCATTAGTGATAGTTAAATCTCTAAACTGTGCTCCTTCGGTATATGAGTTCGTTGTAACTAAGATGTTACGCATTACCTCACGAGCAATATCTCTAGCATGATTGAATACTAATACAGTTTGATCTTCTTCACCCTGTAAGTGAACTGTACCAACATAGTATTTCGCTGCATCATAGGTAGCATCATTACCACCAAACTCAATATTATTAGCAATAGCTTCAGTAATTAACTTAGTATCACGAATACACTTGAAGAAGTTAGGAACAACGAATGTGCTATTAGTAGCCATCATTCTTCCATAAGCAGTAGTTGCAATAAATTCTAAGTTATCGCGTATTAATCTACCAGCATCTGCAAGTCTGTCATATTCAAAACCACCAGATCGTACAAGAGACCTTGTGACACTATTTGCACTGGCACTTACAAACTCATGTGCAAAACTAGTCTTAACAGACCCAGGTTTAGCATTAATGAACGTATGTGTGTGGTTACCACCTGACTTAATAGCATCAGTAGTTGCCTGAATAAAGGTGTGAGTATAGTTGCCACCTGCTATGACGGTTGTAGCACCTGCTGATACAAAACTATGAGCGTACTGGTGAGTAATAGCAGCATCCCTATTGTTAGTATTAATCGTGATAACGCCAGTTTGCTTCTTGATGGCAGCGCGAGTAATAGAGTTACTAACTGCGGAGATAAACGTATGATCTGTTGTATTAGTTGACGGTACACTGTTTAGAACCTGTATATCGAAAGTGTTGGTTGTGACATTATAGATCTTAACCCACTGACCGCTAATTGGGTCAGTAGCACGAGGATAATCATGGTTAGAAGTATGGAAGTCCTCATTACATGTGAATCTAAAGGCACCATCATCAATCTTAATTTCTTCACCAGCAACAAATCCATGATCATTAATAGTTATAGTGAATACACCTGTGGTTGGATCGTATGCAGCAGCAGTAGGTGTTAACTTACCTTCTGGTACAAATGTATGTGTATGTTGTCCGTTAGGACCAGCAGCACCAACATTAATATCAAAGGTATCTGTAGTTACATTAGAAACTAACAACCATTCATCATAATTAGGATCTTCTAAAGTTGGATAACTCTTAACTAATGTATTGCTATCCTTATTACATGTAAACTTCAATGATTTCTGATTAACTTTAACATAATCACCATTGGAGAATCCATGTGCAGCAACTGTTGCTGTTAGTACACCTGTACTAGGTACATATGTAGCATTTGATACAGCGTGAGATGCATATGCAACACTCTTAATTGGAATTGGTCTGTCCCATGCCCAATCTTTCTTCTTCTTCATGCTGTTTGATACAGCAGACTGGAATGAATGAGCAGTTACGTTAGTAGAAGGAATAGAATCTAATACCTGAACCTTAAAGGTTGTACTATTAGCATCCCATATAGTTAACCATCTACCACTAGCAGGGTCACTGTTTCTAGGATACGCATGTGTGCCTCCACCATGGGTACAAGTGAACACTAAGGCACTATCATCAAATCTAACCTGATCACCGTTCACAAAGGCACCTGCACCACCACCATGAGTTATTTCAATAACACCTGTGGCAGTATCATACGCAGCACCTGTTGGAGTATATGAGACTGTATCAGTCCTAGGATAAGACTGGTTACTAACACCACCATTATCACAACTCATTACGATACTACTGTCTGTTAACTTAATAGTATCGCCTAATCTCTGAATACAATTATCAGAAGCAGAAACAAATGTATGTGCTTGACCTGTTGCACCTGTTGCAACGTAGAAATTCAATAGTATTGTATCATTTGTTACAGAAAGTACTTGTAACCATGATCTATATGCAGGATCAGTAGTTCTTGGATAACTATGGTTTCCAGCACCAGCAGTACATGTAAATGTTAATGATTCCTTAGCAATCTGAACAAAGTCACCCTTAGATAATGTATGACCTTTGATTGTTAGTGTTGCTATACCTGTAGCAGGATCATAAGCAACATCAGTTGGAGTATATGTGTCATATCCACGGAACTTATGTCCACCAACGGTTAGATCAAGATCTCCATTGGCAAGATTGAGAGCAGCACCTGTTGGTTGATAGTTTACAGTAGGTGATGGTCCAACATTAACTGTAATTGTTGTACCAGTTGTAGCAGTAATATATTGATTAGTTTTAGCAGCAGGATCTGTTGGTCTTGGATAGTTATGAATACTAGCACCTAAGCTAGTTAAGTTTCCACTAGTAAGAGTACCATCGTTCTCCATATGACATCTGAACATCAAGGAGTTAACATCGATATTGATACTATTTCCAACTTCAAGACTATGAGATCCAATAGTTAACTGAAGATCTCCAGTTGTTGCAGTATAGGTTGCTGCAGTTGGTGTAAATGCAACTTGAGGTGATGAACCAACATCAACAGTAAATGTATCTGCAGTAACTGTTTCAACTCCAAGAACTTCCTTGGAAGATGGATCACCAGGAGCTGGGTATGAATGCCTACTAAAGTCATCATCCATATCACATGTAAATGTCAATGCGTCGTCATCAATGCTGACAAAGCTAGTTGCATAAAGAATACCATCTGCCAATCCAGATACCCATGTATGGGTAGTAGTATTACTACAAGGAGTATCATTCAAACATTGAATATCAAATGTATCTGTAGATACTGCTCTGATTGTAATCCACTTACCGCTAATTGGATCTGTTGAACGTGGGTAAGCACCATTACCGCCACCACCGTGAGTACAACTCATGGTTATAGCACCATCCTTAAGTTTTACCTTATCTCCTGCTCTGAATCCATGTCCAACAACAGTTATTGTAACAATACCAGTGGTTGTATTAAATGTTGCACCAGTTGCAGTATGAGATGTAGCAGCAGTCAATCCATGGTTCTCAGAAGTCAGCGTTAATGCACCTGTAGTTGCGGTAAATGTAGCTGTAGTTGGAGTAAATGCTTTTTCTGCTGTCTGTCCAATATTAACCTTAAACGTGTTTGTTGATACTTCAAATACATTGAGCCAATTACCTGCAGCAGGGTCAGTTGATCTTGGATATGTATGAGTAGTAGCATATGCATCACGAGAACACTTAAATGATAACCCACCAGTAGCGAACTGAACAAAGTCACCATTAGTAAGTCCATGAGCACTAGCCCAAACCTTCATTACACCAGTAGTAGCATCATAATCACAATATGTTGGTTGATACTGGTAGGTTGCTAATGAATCAAATGTATGTGTAGTAGTATTTGTAGCAGCAGTACCATTTAATGCATTAACAGTAAATGTAGTAGAAGATATAGCGTCAACTGGAACATTCTTACCAGAGATAGGATCTGTAGAACGAGGATATGAATGAACACCACCACCATGAGTGCAAGTGAAGTTTATTGAGTTATTTGAGAACTTAACTGTAGATGTAGCAATACTTAAACCACCAGATACAGCAGATACGAATGTATGGGCATCTGTGTTTGTAGAAGGAATAGTATCCAGTACAGTTACATCAAATGTATTAGTTGTTATATTCGATACTTCTAACCATCTATCACTAGCATAGTCAGTATTACGTGGATAATCCTTTTGTGCAGCAGAACCCGAAGCACCACCGAATGCACAACTCAACTTAAGTGAACTATCAGCAAACTTGACTTGATCACCTGCCTTTAATCCATGTGCCACTACAGTAACTGTCATAATACCTGTAGTAGGATTATATGCAGCATCTGTCACAGTTGTAGTTGTAGGAGCAGTTAAAGTATGTGATCCTACTGTTAACTCTAGTACACCTGTACTAGGAGTATATGCTGCAGCACTAGGAACATAACTGTTAGTTAATGGTTTGCCAATTGGGCTAATTCCTAAGATATCATCATTTGTATATCCGTTACCTGGATTACCTAATACTACATTCTTAACCTTACCATCAACAACTATTATGTCACCAGTAGCACCTACACCTGTTCCAATCTTATTGAACAGTGGAATATCAAGATATGTTCCGTCTGCATACCCTGTACCAGCAGTTAATCCATCAGGAGTGTTTCTAAGTGGACTTAAGTTGGTATTTACCTGTACAGTGATAGTAGTAGCAGTTTCTGCTGAAATTGTTAATGTTGCACCATATGCTTCATCAGATGGTCTAGGGTAAGCATGTGTACTTGCATGATTATCAGCAGCACAAGTAAACTTAAGGGATTCATTAGCAATTTGAATAGTATCACTAGTCGTATAACTATGAGACCCAATAGTTAATTCTAAGAGTCCAGTAGCAGGAGTATAAGCAGCATTTGTTACATTCTTCTGAGTATTACTATCACTAACAACTGTTACTGCATTGGATACTGTACCACCAACATAAGTGTGAGCAGCACTACCAGACATACCAGTATCTAAGGTCTTTAACTCATCTCCAATCTGATCTAATTGGAAACTAGAAGTATATGATGAACGATCATAATACATCATCAAAGCACTAGAACCTGATTTAGGTGCAGTTGAAAATGTTATAACATCACTAGCAAAACTATAATTATTTGGATTCTGAACAATACCATCAATTACAACTAAGAACTGAGATTTAACTGAAGTCTTACCAATTTCAGTAGTAATTGTCTTATTATCAACCCTTGTTGTAAATTGAGTATTAACTCCATCAATCCCTACTGTGAATTTATTAATAGCAGCAGTAGATCCAACATTAACAGTAAATGTATCATTAGTAGTTGCTGTAATATCTAATATCTTTCCACCATGTCCTATTGGATCTGTTGATCTTGGATATGTGTGGTTAGTTGCATTGTTATCCATTACACAAGTTAATGTCAATGCATCATCAGCAATAGCGATCTTATTAGCAGTAGTCAACCCATGTCCAGCACTATGAATTACTAAATTACCATCTGCAGGAGTATATACAACATTTGTTGGGTTAAAGAAACTTCCATTATTTGCTACAATACCATCTGTCTTACAAGAAACAAATGTATGTGTACCTACACTAAGTGAGGATAGTACAGATGTACTACCTCCAAGAGAAGGTTTTAAGGATATTGTATTTGCATCAACAACATTAACGTAATATACAGTTCCTGTTATCAATCCACCAATATCACCTCTAAAGGTAACAGTTTGATTCTCAACTAGTCCATGTGCTGTTAATGTAATTCTATTATTAGATAGATCAACTACACCAGAAGATGTTCCATCAAAACTAATATCTCTAGTTGTTATATCATCAACCTTATATGATATACAAGATAAGATCTTTTGAACATCTACTAACTGTCTACCAAATATTTGAACTTCAGTAGGAACAGATGCTGTATAATCTGGTTTACCAAGGGCAAAGTTATTAATAGTTGCCATCTTACCAGTATTCTTAGCAGATGGTTTTGGTGTTACGTAAGTAAGACCATTAAAGGTACTATTAAGACTATTAGAACCAGAGACCCACCAGTCTGTTGTACTAGTAGTACTTAAATTAACGTAGGGTTTAGCTCTATAGACTTTAGCAGCAGACTCTAATAAAACTTGAGTACCAACAACTTTAAATCCTGCAGGGTGAGCAGCAAACTTAAGAGGATTCTTCCAATCTGAAATATTAATAGGTGATGATATCTCATATGAGAATTCTTGGAACCTATTACTATCATATAATCTCTGTTCATTAATATCTAAGAACCCAGTAGTACGTTCCCATTTTGAGGAAGATACACTAATTGGAGAAACTTCAAATACAGCACTAGCTCTTTCAAATGCATGAATTTGACCAAATGATGAAGATTCTTCACCAAATACAGGTTCACCAACTTTAAATTCACCTTCTTGGATTTCTATACTAACAACACGACCTGCAGGATCCCAATTCCTAACATAACCATACGCAGTATATGATGCTGTAGATGCACCTTGATAAACTCTTTCTCCAACTAAGAAAGTTGCAGGTTTCATATATGCAGTAATAGTATCTCCAAGATCTGTAGTAGATAACGTAAAGGTTGTTAATCCATTACCATCTCCAACTGGAGCAGATGTAAACACAATTGTTGTTGGAGTATTAGCAATTGCATTTGCTTCTGATGTTGCTAATTTAACTTGGTTATTTGCTAATCCATTAGTACCATTAGCAGCAACAACATAATAAGTTGTATTAATTGCTAATGGAGCTGGGAATGTACCAACTACTTCATTTAGAGTTACTGCAGTACCTGTTGGGATCTTTGTATTGTATGGGAAGTTTAAAGTACTATTAGATACTAATCCAACCCAATTATGAGTTACTTTTGCTTGGACTGTAGGAGCAGATAAGAATCCTCTACCCCCACTTCTAACTTCTACAGATTGAATAACTTCATTCTGAACAATTGCTTCTAATTGATAAAGTGAACCACTTCCACCAACAAGAACAATTTCAGGTATTGAAACAAAGTTTGAACCACCATTTGTAACATCAAGATAATCAATAACTTGAGTTCTTGTTAATTGTAAATTATAAGTTGTATTTAACTCTGGTTTTAGAGTTCTATCATGACTATAGTTAAATGTAATATTATCTCCACCAATCTTTAATATCTTACCTAAATCGGAAGATTTCAATAATACTGAAGCACCTTTTCCTGTTTTCTGTGTAATATTAACTACAGGAGCATTTTGGTATAATGTTCCTCCATTTTCAATATTAATAGCAGTAACACCTTCATTTACTATACTTGAATTGAATTTGGCATTAATTCCACTACCACCACTAACAAGAACGTCAGGTGCTGATAGATAACCAGATCCAGTATTGGTAACTGTAATAGTATCAATAGATGCGTTTAAGATACATGTTGTGACTGCTGGATCAAGGTGTGTCAGTTTAGTAACTGTCACAGTAGCATCATGAGTAGTATCTGTACCTCCCATAGATGCACCAGAAATGGTGATAACATCACCTAGTCCATATGTACTACCACCATCAGTAACAGCAACAGATTCAATAGTTCCTGCACCATTAACAACTACTGTAAATTTAACATCTGTTCCTCCAGTAGGAGCAACACTCTTTTGAGCAACATTAGTATATGTGTTAGTTGTATAATTTGTACTAGACTGTGTAGTAAGTGATACTGTGTTTACTAGACCAAACGCAGGATCATCAAGAATAAGAGTTGGGGCAGATCTATAATTAGACCCACCTGCAATAATATTAACGATTTCCAATTTACCTACATTGGGACCAGAACTAGGTACACTACATGTTACAGCAGCATGAACTCCATCAACTGTTGTGATTTTACCTTCAGCATCCGAACTATAAACTTTACCCCTAGCATTATTAGCTGCATAGGTAGTCCACATGATATATCCTTTATTTGCGGCACCACTTCTGGAATTATGAAGAGGTTGAATCCTCAATACAGAAGTTAAGGGATCCCAACTAATAACTTTACCTCTAGCAGTTTGATTGCCCAAAACCTGCTCAGATATGATAACTTCATCTTTAACGAAAGAACCACTTCCCAATACTTCAGTTAGAGTTAAATCTATGAAATCAGGTAATGATACAACACCAGTAGGAAGAGATGCTGGATTATAACCAGATCCCATGGCATCAATAGTAACACCAGATAAAGATCCAGAGATAGTTGCAATTGCAGTCGCACCAGATCCAGATCTACTTGATCCAGTTAATTTTGGAAGTGACTTATAGTTTCTTCCACTATCACCAATAGAAATGGTTCCAATACCGCCTTCTGGATATATTGAAGTTGTGTTGTATGTAATGCCAGAAGTATATCCACTTTCAGGTTCCTTTGAACAAATATAAGTGAAATTAAGATCAGTAGGAGTTACTACAAGATTTGTACCTGCTAAAGGCTCATTCATCACTGTAAGGTAACTACCAGCGATATTTCCTTGAATATCGAAATAATAGAAGATACCAGGAAGATCTGCCATCTTTATAGTAATAGATGTCTGCTGACCTGTTTGTGCGTTGGTTAATTCTTCAACAACGTTCTTATAAGTGAAAATATCGGTATTTGAAGGATCTAACGTAAATGCAAGTGTTTTTCCATCATTACTTGAATCTGAAGTGTCAAAAACATAAGAATGCCCATTAATCAACTCTAACTTAGGTTCTTGGATATAAACCTCAGCAGAAGTGACTGTAGCGGCAGCTGTAGCTCCATGATTGCGTTTTACGGTAAATCTACGAAGAGTTTCCGTTCTGATTACTTCATAATCAGTTTTATTGTATGCAGAAGGAGAAACTCCTGAAATATTAACAGTATCGCCTATTGCAACCTGATGAGCAAGATTTGTATGACATACAGATTCTCTTAGAGTCTCAGTTAATGTAATACTGAAACTAGACCCTCCACCGTTACCTAGGTTCTGATCAGTAGCAGAAATGGTATCACCAACATTATATGCAGTACCAAAGGATGTAATTGTAACTGTAGTGATTGCACCACCAGCAACGACTATAGTTGCCTTTCCATCTCTACCACTATTATTAGTAGTCAATGGAACGTCATTATAAGTTCCATTTGCATATCCAGATCCACCAGTAATGGATGACCACCCACCTTGAACTAAATTACCGTCTGTACGGGTTCTTACGTAAGTCCAAGACAAAGTACCATCAGATACTGTTCCTGATAAGTGGGTAGGAGCATTTCCTGCACCAGAATCAGATGTACCAGCGGCAGCTGCCTTATAAACTCTATTTGCAACATAAACAAGATCATTCTTAGCATATGCAGTACTGTTTGCCCATCCAGCAATCAATTTCATGCTTACAAGATCAAAATACTCAAAATGGTACTTTGAACTTATAATTTTAGATTTAAGTGTCCTTGTATAAGAATTATCACTAATTGCAATAGTAAGTTGATCACCACCGACCAAATAATGCTTAGATGCGGATGTAAGTGTTGCAGTGGCGACATCATCGTCATCTACAGCAAAATTAAGACTTGAAACGTCACTACCTACAACTGAAGATACAGTTGCACTAATTCCATCTCCACCAGCAGTAGTATTATCAAATATTAACCTATCATTGACCTGATATCCAGTTCCACCACCTTCTACAAGATATTGATCAATTCCAGCAGATGAATATTGGTTAGTGGAGCTAACTGTTAGTGATTCTGCTGTTCCACCACGAATTACTGGATAATAACTGAAATATCCAATACCATCCTCAACATATTGAAGAACCTCTCCAGTTTCAAGTGTAATAAGAGTTGTAGTGTCTTCTAGTGCTAATACGAAGTCAATTTTGTTATCAAGCTGTTTTCTCTTCGTAGTAATGTTATCAGTACCGATATATGGTGCTCTATAACGTGTAGCATCCTCAGTAAAGTTTTTCTGCAGACCATTTCCATCCCAGTTGACTTCACTCGCTTCTGAATAGAAATTTGGTCCTACAAAGTAAGGGAATTTTGGATTTCCGCTGATTCCATCAATTGTACAGAAATATGCATAAACTCCACCTGGGAATTCTGGAGTTACACAATATCTGCCATTATATTGGTCTAAACCACCTAATCCCTCTACATATTCATAATCTTCAATAAAGGTGCCTAGAGGATCGCTTAGACCGCTTAGAAGAGCATCCCTAGTCGTCTTCAATCTATAGCTTGTTCCTGGTTGCTTGTATGAATTATATGGTTGCTGGTTTTCGGGATCTTCAAACCCATAAGGTCCATATATGGGGTGTCCATCATAAGCCCACCCAAGAATAGGTGAGTGCTTAGTAGCAGTCAACTCTTTCCATGGTGGATTCAGTGGATCTGCGTCAGGTTCGATATTATCAGCTAAGTAATACCTAAGATTAGTGGGGTTATACAAATATCCATACTCTCCACCATATATTCCACTATTCTCTCCTTCCATAACTGCTCCACCAGCAGCATCAGTTACTTTCCTTGCATTGAAGGTTGGTTGACCAACTTCTGTAGCAGTTGCTGATTCATTATAAGTTAATTCTGTTAATTTGGTTGTAAATGATGCACCAGTTCCAGGATATACGATATCAATGCTTGTATTACCAACACTGTATCCAATTCCCTTGTTTGTTATAACAATACCAGTAACAATGTTCTGAGATAGGTCTACTTGAGCATATGCAGTAGCACCAACTCCATCTCCAGTGATAACAACGTCTGGAGCTCCATAATATCCACTACCACCGAAGGTTACAATGGCACTTTCAATTCTTCCATTCAAAATGGATGGATATCCAACAGCACCACTACCAGAGATCAACTTAATCGTTGGTTCGTAAGTATATTGACTTCCTGTATCAGAGATTGTTATATCCTTAAGAGGTCCACGTACAACAGCAGTTGCAGTCGCTCCTGCGCCCCCTCCACCAGTAATTGTAATCGTTGGTAATCCAGCAGCTTGTGTATATCCACTTCCAGATCCAGTAACTGTTATTCCAGTAACCCTACCATCAGTAATCTGTGCAACAGCAGTTGCCTGTGTGCTACTAGGTGCTCCACCTCCACTAATAGAGACACTTGGTTCACTTGTATATGAAGCACCACTAGTTACAACGTTAATTGCGATAACTCTACCATCCACTTCCGCAGTTGCAGTTGCAGCAGTTCCTAAGTATGTCCATTCAACTGTTCCTACAGTTGCATCCCCAATTGTATGCGTAGGATAGACTGAGGAAGAACTTGTACCTGCATTTACGGACTGATATCTATTTCCATTATGCTTGACAACTATACCACTAGCATAAGTGAATGCAAGTTTATAATCTGGTTCAAATTCAACTGTAGGTGGGTTTTGAATATCATATCCATCTCCACCACTATTTTTGGTGATTGATTTCAATCCACCATACTTTTTAGTAGCACTTCCCTTATATGAGAATAAAGGAACACCATTTGCAGCAATACCGACCTGACCTATAGGAGTAGCCGTCTTTGTACTCTTAGTTGATGTCGTTAGTGGTATTCTCTTAAGATACCTTTGATTTCCAGGATCTAAATCCGCTGAAGCAAATGGACCAACTTTATGGGATGGTATACCTGTACTAGCGACTACTGCATCTGTAGATGACTTATAGACATTAGTAGTATCTGCATGATACTTTGAAATTAATAAATTAATAGATGGATATACACTAGTACCAAATGCAAACTCTCTAGCAATGTAAAATTCATTACCAGCAGTTGATGTTATTCCAGCAGCAGGAGCACTAGGAAGAAGGAATTCAAAAATGTATTCATCAACAATACCAACTACATCATGCTCATTGTTGTAGATATCTTCCGCAGCATTGAGGATTCTAATCTTATCATCTCTTCTTAACTTATGCTTCTCTTTTGTTGTTACAGTTACCCTTACAGCACCAGTACCAGGATCAGGTGCTCCTAGGGTTGCTGTGATGCCTCTGAGTGCCCTTCTGACGTTGTATAAGAAACTATCCCATATTGGGTCAAGACTATCGAAACCAGGTGCTAGAGGGGTTGTAACCTTACTGTCTGGAAGGTAGTACTTACCACCAGATGCTAGTGTAACACCTCTAGTTCCACCATATACCTTTAATTGGATTTCAGACCCATCTACATTACTTGCACCATAAATCTTGTATGCTGCAAAGACTTCTTGCCCTGCATCATGTGCTACATTGAGACTATTCTCTCTAGCACGATTACAACCTAAGAATTGGTTAACTGTTTTGTCAGTATATGTAATAATCTCATCTTCAATCCTAATACGTCCATTTGTCTCTGGCCAACCTAGTGTAGAATCAACAGTAATGGTAGTATCTGTTAATGCACCAGCTAAATCATCAGCAAGAGTTGTTTTATAAGGAGTTACGAAATTTCCAAGTGAATTATTGGTATCTACATCAATTTCAAAAATTGAACCAGTTTGAGTAAAGACTTCAACAACACCTTTAACGTATATACGTGCAGCGGCAATATTTGAATCAGTTGTATCTGCTTCTTGGTATAAAACCTGCCCTACAAGTGCAGATGGGTCTCCAGTAACAGCAACACAACGAATTACTTCCCTAGAAGTGTAATATGCATCAGATGGCTTGAATATTCTGTCTCTTGGATAAGAAACTTCGGAATCTACTCCAAATAATGTTCTTAAAACGAATTGGAAAGACCTAGTAGACCCTTTAGAGGCATAAAAGTCCTTAATTCGCTTAATTACGGTAGATTCAGTAACTCCAGCGTAAAAATTCTTCGGATATGTTGATAAAAGCAGTTCTTTGAACTGTCCCAACATGAAAAGTGGGAAAAGGTTGTTTAAATTGACAACTGTACTGCCAAGAACGTGTTCTGCAGGCTCTGTGTTAGAAAAAACGTACTCACCTACCTGTCCAAGTGCTGTTGTAGCATCAAAACCTCTTGCACATCCATTAAAAAGGGTTGCACCCTTAGATTGGTAGTAAATTATCTCATCATCTATTAAAAGTAGTCCCTCATCAGGGAAATCACGAGTTGAAGTAACGTCAACAGTAGTAGAAGAGCTAGTTACTGTTGAAATTGTTGTTGTTTCGGTAACTAATTCACCATAATTATCAAGATTGTAATAATCTGCCCAATTATTGATTATATCTAAGCAATATCCCTTTAATTCCTGTGATTTATAATAAGCCTTAACGAATTCTATGAACGTAGGATAGCTATCCTGTATAAAACTGGCAAATTGACCAGTAACACTATCAGATAACTGCGACCTAGATTCAGGACTGACCTCCGACGGTACAGGTGTCGTTGTAACTGTCGTAGTCGGAGTAGTCCACGACCCGACTTTCCAGGATGAATTCGATTGAGCCATGCGTTTTTAATTATAGCTGGACTCTGGTACAACTCCCGTACCAGATAGGTTTGAACCGCTACTGATAGTGTCTTCTACAACACTAACTGTCGTATTATCTATACCTAATGTCAAATAGGTTTCTCGTAAAGAAACTAGGTCATTCGATTCTGGAACTGCGGATAGTTGAAGAATGCTACCTGATATTGTTGTAGATGAAATAATCAAGTCATTAATAACAATTTCACCCATTGTGTAGTCAACAGTACCTACGTCAGCAGTACTATATTCAAATGCACCTGTGTCCTTTATGTAATAAAGTCTTAATTTACCTGCTCCATCATCATTGATGAAGTAAGTATTAACTACATCACCAGAAATCTTAAATCCTGAAGAGGAAACCGTAGGTTCTGTCGAGGTTCCTTGGTTGATTCTGTTACCATAACAGATTTTATAGTTGACACGAGCGTTCAAATCAACTAAAACGTTCTTTCTCATCTTGAGACGAGTGATATTAGAAGTAACTGCTCCGTCTGCACCATCAATTATGCTCTGAAGTTTGGAGAATTTGAATTTTCCACCAAATTTGTTGTACTCAGCTCCTGTATTAAGCGCAGTTAGGGTTGCAATGACTGCATTCTTAACTTGTGCTTCAGTTTTACGTGTAATATTAGGATTAAAATACACAAAACTGTTCAAATCGATGTATAATATCGATGGATCAATGATTGAAGGCTGAATCGCAGCAACAGAATACTCTCTAAGTTTCTTTAGAAGGACATTTTTCTCAGAAAGAGATAATTTATCCGCATTTTTCGGTTTGATTGCTAAAAATACCTTACCATATTGGGGTGGAGACGCTTCTTCACCACCATAACACGCAATTGAAGCAACGTTAGGGTAAATTTGAGGAACAATTGCCTCATAATCCTGCGTTGAAACTGCTCTACCAAATGCAGAGTAGAATTTAGGCGCAGAAAACTTAATTCCTTCCTTAGTTTCCGCTGCAGCACCACCTTCAGGACGTGAATTCAGTGTAACAGTGATTCCAGAAGTTAAAGAATTTGCTGAATCATCTAAAAATGATCCAATATTAGTGAAACTGAGCAATCCATTAGCTCCATTTCCACTAGAAGTGGTATAAGTTACCTCAACTACATCACCATTTGATAAATCTTGACCTAATGTACCGTCACCGAACATAATTTCGGGTCTTCCGTACTCAGATTCTTCTAGGAAATACACCTTAGAAGTAGAATCTATCTTAGTAATGTCTGTTGCTTGTAGATAACGCTCTACAACGGTACCAGAAGTAACTTCAATCTTCATTGAAGACGTATCTACAGCTTCGTTTGTTAGAATAAAACGTTGTCTTTCAGTAGTATTACGTACAAAAGTGTCTGTTAAGTAAACACCCTCATAAACTATAAGATTTGAGAAGGTTGCAATACCTGTTGTACTGTTTACAGATACAGTAACATCAGATGGAATTGAGAAAACAAAGTTATTATTATCCAATCCTGTGAAATTCAGTACTAATCCTTGTGAAAGTGTAACAGTTTGTGGATATCCTTTTGTAATTACACCCTGTGCATTAGTTGTAACGTTAGTTTGAACTGCAATAGTAACAGTTGCTTGAGCAGAACGTGCAGAGCGAGGTGTGTAACCAAGCATTCTTGCCAATTTAACGACGTTCTCGCGCAATACAGCAGTCTCTAGGAACCCTTCATTGACGGCAAGGTTCGCATTTACACTAGTGTAATAGGTATTATATGCTAAAGTATCAATCAGTACGGTCAATGACGACCCTTCAAAGTCATAATCACTAAACTCTGATTGTGCTTTTAGATAATTTTTAATTTGTGCCTTGATTTCGTTGAACTCAAGAGCATTGACGGTATTAAATGCCATTATGGTTTCAATGCTATATCTACTGAATCTTGTATTGGAGGTATTCCTAATATCACATATTCAATAGAGACATCCAATTGGTTACGATTCTCTTCCCACTTGGTAAGTACATCTATAACTGCAACCCTTGGTTCATGCAAGTTAACTGCATCAATAAGACGTTGAGTTACATCACTCTCAAGTTCAGGACTAGCATTTTCAAATAATAGACCTAAAATGTTACCACCAAAGTAAGGATCAAATGGCTTCTCATAGAAGTTATATAAAACAATATTTTTCACTGCAGCCTTAATAGCTGACTCATTAGTCAGGGACAACACATCGTTTGTCACTGCATTCTTTTCAAAAGTTAAAGAGAAGTCACGAAATGACTTCGATGTAATAGCCATCCTTTACGGAATTAACCTTCTTTATATTTATACCTGTTATTCAGACTTGATAGAAAGTGTACTTCAGAAACAACTCTTCACCCTTCTTAATCTCTCTAATAGTTCTCATATGGTATATCTTACCCCACTCTTCTTCTTCAAATACTTTGATGCAGTTAGGATCTTCACTATGATTAACGAACCCTCCTAGAGGTGTTCTCATAATGTCATCATCTACTACAACATGTGATATACCGAGGTACACGTCATCGGGTATATCGCTTAAAGCAAATAAACCCTGTCCTGCGACAGGGCTATCTTTTACGTGTAT